CGAATCTTTCTGTATGAATTAATGTGGTCTAATTTTATTGCATTGTCGGTAAAGTTAGGAGCAGCTACGTTCTTTACCATGAACGATTCTATTCCGTCTATTACCATGTAAAATCTGTTTTGTACTTTCGGTTCGAAAGCTCTAAACATTATTTCGTTAGTATCTAGTATTGCCATTTTGTTTCTTTATTATAAATATTGGTTAATAAAATTATCCTCCAAAAGTTGCTCCTGTTGGTTCTAAAGTAAAGTCTAGAACTATAAACTCGGCAGTTTTAGAAGGCTGTATAAAGATCTGGCCAATCAATTGATTTCTGTCGATTACATCAGCTGTGTTGTTAGTATCATCCATTACAACTCTAAATGCATATAATCCTTGTCTTTGTACAACTGAATCTAAGTATGGATTAACAGCAGATAAGAATTTATTTCTAGTTGTAATAGTATTTTGGTCGAATACTAATGTGTTAGCTTGATCTCCAACGAATTTTTTGAGTTCGATCAATAATCTACGTACATTTACTCTATCTAAAGCAGAAGCTTTTTTCTGTAGTGTTTTCTGACCAAATACTGCTATACCTTGTCCAGGGAAAGTAGCGATTGGGTTAACATTACTAGAATAAAGAGTATCTCTTTCAGATCTTGTTAATTTTCTTTCTGCTTGTAATACTGAAGGAATACCTCCTCTAACTAATCCTGCTGGTGCAAACCATGGTGCAGAAGCTCCATCTGTAAATGTATATACTCCTGGAATAGTTACTGATGCAGGTACATATACGTTTTTCCCTGTCGCACTCCCTACTTGAACCCAAGGCCAGTAGGTTGCTGCATAAGAAGAATTAACTTCCGATGCTTCAGCAGTTACTGTCGTTACAGCAGATGTTCCGTGGGGAAATAAATCTACTACTGCAATACAGTCTCCTCTAGTCTCTGCTAGTGAGATTATACTGCCTACCTGTGTTGCTCCGTTATCGGCAAAAGAATGAATTAATCCTGGTGCTGAAATAATATTAAAGCTGTATTCGTCTTTGTTTTCTAAGATTGAAATAGCGTCATTATAATCAGCTCCTATCAATCCTTGTATTCCTCCTACACTGTTAGTAACATCCTTAAAGTAGGTAGCTCCATCTACTACATTAGTTCCTGTAGCTCCTGCAAATGCTCCTGATTGAGCTGTTGGAATAGATGCAGTATAGCTATTGTCTGATGCGTCAGTATTAATTGTAATACCGTCTGTACCTAAGTAAGCATTAGTCTTTTTGTTTACTGCTGATACTCTAATGTAATTAGAGCGGTTTGGATATTCTCCATTTGAAGTAAGGTAAGTGTTGGTTCCGTCTGAAGTTTTAGAAGTATTAACTGTACCGATTTGTTTTTCGATATAATTATCTTCATTAGGATCTAAACTTAGGTTACTGAACGTTTCAAGAATAATTTTACTCTTGTGATTGTCATCTCCTCTACGTACAAGTAGAGAGAATGTACCTTTGCTAGTATCTACGTTAGTAATTTCCCATCTTATATTATCAGTTGATCCGCTTTTAAGTGAACCATTACTAAGTTCGTCTGAGTCTTCGTAGCTGCTACCAGCAACGTTGTTGTATTGAATACCTTTACCTAATGTCTCTATTTCTATTACGGCAGTTTCGTTATAAGCTCCTGATCCTGATATAGGGGTAGCTGAAGAAGCTGTCCATCCTGCAGAACCGGATACAACTCGTGTAATCAGTGCAGTAGAGCCGCCTTGATCGAAATAGTTTTTTACTGCTAGAGAAGTAAAATATTCAACACTAGTAGACCCTGAGGTGAAAGTTCTTCCGAATTTTCTAGTATATTCACCAAACGAAGTAACTATTGTTGGTTGTTCGATTGGCCCGGTAACCGTTGGTCCGATAAAAGCTGCGCCTACTGCTTGTGCAGCAGGAGAAACGAATGAAATATCGTTCTCTCTCGTAAGGATACCAGGTGAAATTATAGTCTCTGCCATGTTAAAGTATTTAAGTGTTTTATATAAATATCGTGAGTTATTCTAAACCTACTATATATGTAGTGTAGTCACCTACTTAAATAAATAGTATACAGAGAGTCAAAACGATTTGTATTTTTAACTAATTTCTCCTGTGATTGTATTTACAGTGACATTCCCGTATTTGTCAGTGAGTTCTTGATTAAAATCTCTTTCTAATATATCTAAATTCTGTAAGGAAGTAAATAGCTGGTCTTTTTTTCTTTTAATAGTAATAAGTTGGAGTTCTGCAGCTCCTAAGTTACTTAGAAGATCTTTCCGATTATTGATAAAATTATTAAATTTAGCTAGCTCTTCTTTAGTAATAGTTTTTGGTTGCTTATTAGTTTTTGCCATTTTATTATTTATATTTTATGTTAATATAGTAATATACGAATTATTTTGCTGCTAACAATCTTTCAAGTACATGTTTTTCTCGTAAAGATATACCCTTATCGTCTAGTAAGTAATCAAAAGGCTGTTTGCCCATAACTAATCTGTTGTACTTAACACCCCACTTTTCTAGCTGACTTACTGTGTGTTGGTATAAATTAGCATATACTTTTGCAACATCCATATTATAGGTAAACATACCACGAGCAGTGTAAATAAAAATTTCGTGACCACTATCATATAGTTTATTAACTAATTCAATATTATCTGGGATAGGTTTACAATGCTCATATTTGTTCCTTCCTAAATGTTCGATACCTTCTGGTCTATAACATAAGGTATCATCTAAATCCACTGCTATAAGTTTAAATTGTTGCTTCATAAAGCTCTTCTAATTTTACTTTTAATCTGCTTTTAATTTTTTGATCAAAATCCGGGAGTTTTACCCTCTGTCTGGTATAGTGCCCGCATACTTTAATTACTTGCTCTTTATTGTCGATATTAAAATTATCAGTTTGCCATCTTTTCCATTTATTAGATTTAACACATTCTAGATACCATTTATCTATATCCTTTGAGTTAAGTTCCTCCAGTATCGCTTTTGTTTCTATCTGTGCTATTTCTGGTCCAATGTTTAAGCTGTCTAATCCATTCACAAACCTAAATTTTATGTCATTAAAGCTTAAATAATCTCCGTTATGTTCTTTAGATAATAAGTTAAACTCCTTACATAGAGAAGTCATATGAGCTAGTCTACTTGTGCTGAATTTACCTGTATTAACTTGATCAACTAAATCAATGCTAACTCCAGACTGAATTACGCAGTATTTAATTTGATTAAATTCTTCTTTTGTTAGATGCTTATAAAGTTCTTCAAGAAAAAATTTCATTTGATCTACGCTAAAGTACCTTATTGACTGTTCTGTTAATACTTCAAAAAATACAGAGTTATTAATAGAGTGTGCTAGTTTAATAGCATCTATGGTATACTGCAAACCTTCTACAACTGTAGGATGTTTTACCCAAGGGTCTATATGTATACCGTTAAAATTTTTACTATCAATGCTAATAGAGTAAAATCCATCATCATTTGTATCTCCTTGATTAGGACCTGCATGGTCTCTTAATATAGGGACTCTATTTTTAACATAATTGAAAAAATCAGCTGTATTAAGCTGTACATACCCACTATTATAATCTACTTGCCTTCTTGTAGGTATGAACCCAAAAATAGGATTCTTTTTCGAAAATTCGATTACCGAATCTACAATATTGAAAGACATCGGGCTGATAAAATATTTTATGCTCATAAAACTAATTTATAAAGTTTAAATTGTTCTTTGGCTTGTAATTCAGCTATTTCTCTGCCTGTAGGAGTGTTAGGGCGACCATCTATATCGCAAATAAAGTTTGCTGGGGTTGCATTAAAAATATTATGTTTAGCTTTTGTAATTTTTTTAATATTTTCTCGATTAAAGATTTCATAATCTATACCCTCTATTCTGCAGCAGTATTGAATTGCTTTACTAAATCCCCCTGTGCCTATGATAGATATAGAATTAATATTATGCTTTTTAAAGTACTCTCTTACTCCTAACCAGTCTGTATTATAGCCTACTTGTTTTCCATTTACATTCAAAACTGTATTAACTGCATTAATTTCCTTTGCATCTTCATTCATACTATCTAAATAAGGTATACAGCTAATTTTTAATGGCATAGATAGTGCGTAACCACTAAAATTTAAAGTTCTAGCAGAAAAAATTATATCTTTAGCATCTAAACCCTTAAATGACTTATATATAGCATTAATCCCTTCTTCCTGGAACCTGGCATTAAAGTACTTGCATCCGTTATTACCTGGTGTGCTGGAAAAGGAACCGAAGAGTTTAGTGTCTTTATTTATTTGCATAGTTTGCTAATATAGTAATAGCTTTAAACCATAACAGCTTACTAAATTTTCCGTAATGCATTGGGGACATATTAAGGTAAATGAGTCCAGTAATAACTTTAATTCTATCTAAATCGTATCCGTATTTTTGTACTAGATATTCGAACTCACCTTTTACTGTTGAAAGCACATCTAACTGTTTGTATCTATATTCGACTGTAGTGGAACTTTCAGTCAATTCTATATTATTTTCATCTTTCATTAAGTTATACGGTATATTAATACCCCCGTACATTTTAGCTAAATCATAATATACGTCTCCTGCTTTAGTAGAAGAACCAAAGTTTCTCCTCCAGTCTATATACCTGTACTTATTATTACTCACAATAATATTATCAAACTGAAGATCCCCATGAAAATTTAAAGTAAATTTAGTATTATTTAATGAATCTAAGTCTAAGTTCTGTAGTATGTAATCCATACTAGGATAAGTCTTGCCATTAATCTTAAACTCTGTAATGCTGTAATGCGGGTTGTTTTGCGAAAGAAATTTATTATATCTGCTTTTTGTTTTAGTTTGATAAAACTCTTCCGTATCTTTTACATCTGATTCTGTTTCTACAATATTCTCTAAATATTCTATTATAAATCTTGTATATACACCTAAATCTTCTTTAGAGTATAGAGTTTCACCTTCTACCCAATCGTAGAATAGAAAAGAAGTTGTATTGCTTACATTGTCAGGTACTAATTCTTTAAGGTTAACAGCTCTGTTTTTTAAACTTAAAACATCTACTGGGTTAGGTATATACTTTATTACCTTTCCGTTATCATGGTATATTAATTCCTTTGTAGTCTTATTAAGAGAAAGAGGTTTATCGTTAAAATATAGTCTAGCTTTTTCTAGATCATCTAAATTACCTGTATCTAACCATTCTAATTCTTTACCTTTAAGATTTCCGTATTTAGATGGATTAAAAAAAGCTGTTACTATTTCTCCTTTAACTATATTCTGTTCTAACTCACTCCAGAAAGTAGAATAATCTAGAATACCTGCTAAACCAATAAATGCTAAGTCAAATCCTGATTCGGCTTTATTTTCAAACTCTGTAATTACTCCGTTTTTTAGTTTTGCGGTATAGTACTTTTCAGGGTATGCAGTGCTATGTAGTCCTAACCAATTGCTGTCTAAATATGGCAATTCACTAGTTAATAAACAATCTACTGTTGTTAAATAAAAAGGTCTTTGAAGAAGTTCTTTACATTTCAAGGCAGAGTACCCAGGTCCAGAGTTATGGCTTTCAATATCGTCTATATTTACAAAGGTGATATCATAGGTAGGAAAAGCAATTGAACAGTACTCCTTAATAAGTTCACCTTTATACCCAACTGCAATAACAAATTTATAGTTAGAAGGAAACTTTTTAATAATTTTAGATATAACTGCCTCATTGTTAATAGGTAATAAAGCTTTATTAATATTATCTGTTAAATGCTTAAGCCTTGTACCTTTACCAGCAGCTAATATGAATACTCCTGGTGTTTTATGTTCACCGGTGATTTTGCCATCAACTCTATTAGTATCATCCTCTAAACGAATTACGTCATCAACCTCAGGAGTAGATACTTCCTGAAGGATTAAATCTGTAATTGCTATAACACGGTGTTTTTTGGGAGGGGTAACGTTGAAATAATCCCCTGCTTTCATTATTTTTTTCTCTACTATACCTTCATCGTTTTCCAACCATATTTCAGCTGTACCGGATATAATATAATTAGTTTCACGTTTAAATTCGTGGTATTGGTAGGAAGTCTTATACCCTGCGTTTATGTAGATACGTTTATAGCAATATTTCTCGTTTAGTTCAAGCCAAACTTCTTTGCCCCATGGTTTAAAAACTGTTTTCATATAACTAATATAGTAAATTCACCTACAGTAAGCAACTGTATCTGCAGTATTGTTAGATAAGTGGTCTGTTTCTGTCTTTATCTGTAGGTCTATTATAAGGGTCTTTATCGGGATTATCGGGAGACCAGTACGGTATAATAAATGGATTATCTCTGAATTCTTTATGCATATCTGAGTGTTTGCTATAGTAGTGATTATGGTTTTCCCAAATATCTAGTATGTGTTTAGAAAAGTCTTTATTTCCTTTATAGCTCCAGTGATTATCATTTATCTTCCCCTTAGTGGCTTTTTTAATACTTTCAAATTTAAACCAAGTAGATGTATTGTAGATAAATGATTTTTTGCAATTTATAGATTCCACAACATTCTTAACTAGTACGTTTATAAACTGGAGATGTTCGGGATAAAATGGTTCAACGCAATTGACACTGTAGTCTGTAACATAATCAAAAAAATTAGGAGATATGTAATTAAAATTTTGACGTTCTCTTTTATCATCTTTAGTCCAGTGTGCATAGACACTTATTTCATGTTCTGATGGATCAGGGTCATTAGGGTGGAGTTTAGGGAAATTATTTTTCCTGAATCCTACTAATCTATGTACATCACTCATTCCAACTACAACGTAATCTTCAGGTTTAATATTTTTTAACTGTTGAGATAAATAATATAGTGTATGATAGGGACCGAAAGATGGTTTAGCATGATTACGTACCTCTAGTTTTAATTTCTTGCCTAAATGTAAAGAATAGTGAAATTCTCCTTCTGTTTTATATTTATCGTAATATGGTGCACCTTCCATTGAAACTTCACTTCCGTAGTCAAAAGAATCCCCAAAAATCCAAAGTGTTCCTAAAGCCATATATAGTCGTTTTTATTAGTAGTAATTTGTAACCTTACCCAATCTTCTTTACTGCCTGGTACTTTGCAGTTAGTCTTAAATATAATGTCATTAGGTAAATTAGAATGTATTATATGTATCCAATTACTACTTCCATTAAGATAAGGAATATTTTTATCTTTACATATTTTTACAACATGAGATCTAGTAATTTTTACTTTATTAATATAGTCTTCTACCTCATTATAGTTATCTAAAAGTAAATCTGCCCATTTGGCTGTTAATCCGTTAATCTCAAACATAGGTCTAAATTGTTGAAGAAGTCTAATATTAGTAGCACTAGCTGTAATAACTCCTAGTCTAATCCCAGCGCTGCCTAAGGCCTTAGAAAAAGTTCTACAAATAAATAAGTTATTAAATATACTTAGTAGGTTATCTGAGCTTTTACATTCTGAGAATTCTATATATGCTTCATCAATTAATGTAGGGGTGTTTTTTTCTAATACTTTACTAATAAATTCAGGTACTATTTCTTGACCCATTGGAGAAGTAGGATTAGTAATAATTACTATAGTGTCTTTATCTATATATGATAAAAATTCTTTATAGGGGATAGAAGCAGAGGTCTGTTTAACTTTTACTACTTCATATCCGTAAACTTCACCGTATACAGAGTACATAGGAAAGGAAGGATCAAATATTAATAACTTAGAATGAGTCTTACAATGTGCTTGAATAAAATACTCTATGCATTTATCGCTTCCAGTTCCTAAAATTAGATTAGAATAATTATAGTGTTCTTTTAATCGGTCGTATAGAGAGTTCAAATTAGGATAAAATTTTATATCTTCTTGAGTAATAGAGTCTTTAAATTTATTAAATAATTTTTCGGACCAATCTTCATTCCTTTCAGATGCTTGTAATCTAAGTAAATCTACCGGTATGTCCTTATTTAGTGCTCTCGTTACCATGTTTTAAGAAATCTTTATAAATATTACTTTCCGTTAATTTGTTAATTTTAGCTTTAAAGAAGTTTAAGGCAAACTCTTTTCTGAAAGAAGTGTACTTTTCAAATTTAGCTTTATCTATTTCTTTATCGATAATTCTTGCTTGAATAATTATTGATTTTCTATCTAAAGATGAATTATTAGAACCTGAACCGTGGACTAATAAGTGGTCAAATATTAAACAATCGCCTGCTTTTAACTCTACTTGTATGAAAGGATGAGAAGTATTTAATTTATCAAGTACTTCTTGCTTGATCTGTTTCTTGTGGTTAAAATTATACCCTATAAT